GAACCGCGACCTTATAAGGTGCAACAGTTGCACTTCATTGGTGGAGGTGGACCATATCCCGTTAAGGTGCAATGATCCGGAGCCGTTCCGGATGAAGATATCCATTGACATCCAAGGGTACCGGCACAATAAATAATAAAAAGGCCCCGCGGCGTTATACCGTAGGGCCTTTATTTTACTGCAGAAGTTTATTCTGCTTCACAGCCTGTTCGATCTTCGTGTCAAGCCATAGATTCACGTCATTATATAGCTGCTGCAGAAGGTCCTTTGCTTCCTGGGTTAGTAATGACAGCGCGATCTTCTTTGCTTCTTCAAAGGCGTGTTTCTGTGCTTCCGGGCCGAATTCGCCTTTCTTTTTCAGACTGTCCACATATGTCTGGAACATATAATCAACAGCCTGCAGGACGGCTTCATTCGCCTGGTTGACATAGTTCTGAATCGTTTCGTTCTCAATGCGTTTGGTGATCTCACTGGCCTTCTTTTTCAGGAAGACAACCAGCATTCCGCCGACTATGGTGATCACCGGCAATATAACCGTTGTGACCAGGGCGCGGCCTATTTCACTATCAAAGAATTCAACCATGTTCCATCCTCCTTATTTTACGACTTCCACATCGTTCAGATATACCCAGCTACAGATCCCGCCGTTTGCGCCCAGAAGGACCCTGTGACCTTTTATCTGTGAAACAATGTGGGTTTTATTCTTAACCCATCCGGGAATTGTCTGGCCGGTTGCGTATTTCGTGGCGCTGGCCTTGATCTTCACTTCGCTTCCAACCTTGACCGGTTTAGCCGCCTGCTTTGGTTCATGACCTGGTGCGACTTGTGTTCCGCTCGTTGTGGTGATGTAGGTATCAAAACCGGCAGCTTTGAGTTTAGCGGCCAGGTTTTCAGCATTCTGCTTCACACTGAAAGCGCCGACCTGGACTCTGTAAAGGCCGCCCGACTGCTTGATGATCGCGTCGAACCCTGCAGCCTTAACCTTGTAATACTGGGCGTCTGCATTGGCCTTGTTTGAATATGCGCCGGTCTGGACATAATACATGACGCCAGGTGACGGAGCGGGTGCTGGTTCCTTTGTGGCCTTTAATTTGTTCATCATGGCCACGATGTCGGTCCCGTATGAAGTAGAAGGCGCCCATTTGCCGCCAAGCTGTTCGACTGTCGGTGCAGTGCCTTTCAAATACGGGAAATGACGCGGATCTGGTGTTCCTGCTTTCGGATATCCTGCAGCACCGGCATATAATGCCAGGTGATCAATCTGGGCCTGGATCCCTTCTTCCCAGGAAGTGAAGCGCTGGTGTGCATTCGGATCACTGTTCGATCCTCCGGATTTCGTCTTCAATCCGCATGGGTTCTTGAAGGTTTCATTCAGGACGCCGCCGAATTTACCGTATCCGGTTTCTTTAGCTGACTGGCAGTATGCCACGACGGGATCCACGCCTGCAGACGGTGCCAGCTTCCAGAAGATATCGGCCAGGCTTATGAATAGTGAAGTGGCCCCGCTGTTTTTGGCCCATTCTTTAGCCTGCCCCACTGTTGCAGTGGGTTTCCCGATGATCGGATGGCCAGTCTGTGCCGGTGTGTCTGTCTTTGCCATTTCAGCCTTTACTGCAGCCCTGAACATGTCCATGTTTTTCCCATGGCGTGGGAACCAGTGCATGACATCGCTGTGATTTGAAGCGATCCCGCGCTTGTGACCCTCACTGTGGCAGATTAGGACACCGTCGGCCAGCGGATCCAGGTTGAACTTCTTGCACAGGTAAGCGCAGAGTTCCACGGCTTCGGTGTAAACCTTGTTGAAGTATGCAGCGTCCGTCAAGTCGTCTTCGCAGATCTCAAAACCGATGTATCCGTTATTATTTGCATTTTTAGCAGATCCCAGGGACCCGCTTCCGGAATGCCATCCCACCATGTCCCACGGCAAGGTCTGATATGTTGCTATGCTGCCGTCCTGCAGCTTCCCGATGAAGGCGTGAACACAGACGCTTCGGCCGCCAGGTTGTGGTGTGTTCCAGTGGTTATTATACGGGTTAGGACCCAGCAGACCATCATCCGGGCCGACATATCTTTTCAGCCATGGGTTATTCACGCCGGTGCTGTGGACCATGATCCCTTTTACCGTATGCCTTTTCCCCGATTTGTAACAATCGTTATTTGTCAGAAATAAAGTTTTCAGGTTCATTTATGGATTACCTCCTATTCCGGGAAAGTCCCGTTATTTACTTGTTCAGCCATCGCTGCGTCATACACGATCCCGCCCTTCGTGTTTTCCTTCTCCGCTTTGCGATAATAAAACCCGGTTGCAGTGGCAAGTTCAGCGAAGATGGAAGGAATAAGATACGCAAGCGGTGAAAGATCGCCGGTAATGTAGATCATCCGGCATGAAAAAATGACCACAGAAATGGTCATTGCGGATATTCCTATGAATATGATCTTTGAAAACGCCCACTTTTTTCTTTTTCGCTTACTCATCGTTGCCACCGAACCCCCTTTCGATTCTGTCAATTCTCTTGTGTGCCTGTTTTGCGGATTCTTCGACTTTGGACACCCTTTCGGCCAGGGCATTGACGGATTTGTTCGTGTCCTTCTGTTCCAGCAGAACGTCATCAATCCTGCGTTTTATGTACTCCATGTCAGCCTTCAACGCACCGGCTTCACGGCCGCTGTCGGATGATTCCTTTTGAAGTCCTCTTTTGTATCCGACGTATCCGAAGAAAATTCCGCACACTGTACCTGTCACGCCGATCAAGGCGTATAATGTCGCGCTGTCCATTTTTATTGATCACCCCTTCTTGAACATTTGGTTCAGTCTTTGCCTGAACCCGTAACTGTTGAAATGTTCCAGTATGCCCTTATATGAAGCAATGCTGCGCTGCAGCATTCCAGGATCTTCTTTCCCTTCGGCCACAGCTTTGATCAAGTATTTCAGGCGGGTTTTGATCTTCTTTGCCGTGGTCTTTTTCAGCTTCCTGTGTGTTGGCCATATCCGGAAGCCGACGAATTCAACGCCGTCCTTTATGGGCCTGATACACGTCTTCGCATTAAGATCCAGGCGCAGTTTTTCATTCAGGAATATTTCGATCTGGTCCTTTACTTCATGAAGGAAAGCCTTGTCGTCATGAAGGATGATCACATCGTCCATATACCTGATGTAATAATGAAGCCGCAGTTCGTTCTTTGCGTACTGGTCCAATTCATTCAGATAGATATTAGCGAACAGTTGACTGGTCAGATTTCCGATCGGCATTCCCTTATCGAACAGCCTTTCTTCTTTCGGGCAGTCATCAGGACTGACACCGGCCGGAAGTCCGAATGCTGTGTCTTCACTGTTGATGATAGTGGATAGCAGCCATATAAGGTCCGGATCCTGGATCTTCTTTTTCAGGATCTGGATCAGGATTTCATGGTCTATCCGGTAGAAATATTTGCTGATGTCCAGCTTCAAGAAATAATATTTCCTGTCGCGCCGGTTGACCTGCCGCAGCCAATATTCAAGACGGTTCGCCGCGTTGTGCGTCCCCTTCCCGATCCTGCAACCATAGCTGTCATATATGAACTGTCTATCATAGAAAGGGTTTAGGTGCCTGTATATGGCCCACTGGACGATCCTGTCTTTGAACTGCAGGGCCATGATCAGCCTTTTCTTTGGTTCAGTAACATAAAATTCGCGATATCGTCCGACTTTGTAAGTCTTGTATATCAGTTCATTCTGGATCTGGATCAGGTTTTCTTCCAGGTTCATGGTGAACTGCAGAACATCCTGGCGGTATCTTTTGGCTTTTCTGGCTTCCAGGTATGCTTGATATAAGTTGTCAAAGTCGTAGATCGTTGGATAAATGTTTCGTAGTGTCTTCATCCTTTACCCCCAACGCCGTGCGTGACAGCCTTCATCAATTTTACAAGCAGCCTTCACGGCAATTCATTCTTTTGCTTCCCGGTGTCGCCGGGAGCAGGGATACATGTCCCTTTGTACCTTACGCGCGGATCTTTACCCATTAGGTAAAAGATTTCTGGCATTTAAGGTCAGAGCGGAGCGGAACCCGATGTTGTTGCCCGAGTTCGACCGCGCGTTGTTGCCGTTCAGATAGAACACCCCAGCGTTCGACGTGTTGTTCCAGTTGCCGCCGCGATAGCCAAGCCGCTTTTATTCGACATGTACCCCGCGGTGTCCTTACTGGGTTGTTTTCATCCATCCTCCAAGCATTTTGCCGATCTCATTAAGCAATTTTCCCCAGTTTTCATATTTGCGCAGGGGAAGATACTTCATGTCTTTATCGGCTGCCAGGCGAATGAAGGTCCGAAGGACATCAAGTTCAACGTCGATTTCATAAAGTATAGGCTTTTTATTTCGGCTTTTGTTTGCCACGACTATAAGCCGCAGAATTTTATACATTGATTGCTTTATTTCGGATCCCAGGGCATATCGTTCAGCTTTTGGAAATTGAATTATGCACTGGTTTCCATACTTGATCATGTCATATGTCTTTTGCCAGATTTTCAGATTGTCCAATATTTTAACCCCCAAAAATGTCAGGGCGGCTTGACGCCGCCCAGATCAGATTTCCAGATTACCAGATATCAGATTCCCGGAATAAAAGCGGAGCGGAACCCGATGCTGCGGCCCGAGGTCGACCGCGCGAGGTTGCCGCGCAGAAAGAACACCCCAGCGCTCGACGCGCTGTACCAGCTGCCGCCGCGAAAGCCAAGCCGCTCACCGCGATTTCTCATGTAGATCCTGTCATTGCCGTGGTCACCACTATCTGCGGGCATAAGCGCCAACGCTTTTAATATTTCCGGTACCGTTAAGCCTTCAATGGCAGCCAGTGCAGCGAAGCTGGTTCCTCCATATGGGCTGTCATCATCAGGACGGTTTACTATGTTCTTTACAAGCCTGAAAGTGTTTTCTGTGGAGCCGGAAGGTTTGGTCAGGAAGTCCCATTTTAATGTGTCTGCAGTACCAGGATCGACAAGAGATCCGTTTTCCAGGATGGCTTTCCATAGTGTACTGTTAAGGCCCTGATCGACCTGCGCTGCTGCGTTATTGTCCGGGATAATCTGTATTTCACCGTCCAGGGTTCTGTATCCGCCAACCCATTCATAAACATTTCCGTTCAAGTCCCATATACCTGCAGGTGTTCCGTCGTGGGACCAGGAAACAGGACCGGATCCTGTGGCCACACGGCCATCACGCAAGGTTCCATTGTCGTCGTATCTGTATGTCACGATACCTTTTTCCCATGGCGCGCTGGTATCTTTGCCATAACTATTATTGCCGCGCGGCATACAGTTGTTTTTGCGGCACCACAAGGCAATGGCCGCCCATTCAGCATTTGTCGTCAGGTGATGGCCAGCGCCCTTTGCTTCGCAATATTGCTTAGCCTGGTCAAAGTTCACGCTGGTTGCAGGATCCTTGAAGGGAAGACTGTATGCTTTCCCGTTCATAACGAAGTTCTGATATTTGCTGATATAGATCGCCGGAACTTCAACGCCGTTCACAATGAACGCCGGGTGTGTGCTGGCGCTTCCGTCTGTGATCAGGTCCGCGATCTGCTTTTTGTCGAACTTGACAACGATGGAAGGGTACCCGTCAACGTCGAATATGACGGAATTGGTTCCGCCAGTCAAGGCTTCGACTGCAATTTTCAGATCATCATAATTTGCCATTATTCCACCTCCACAAGCGCCCACAGAACCAGCGTCACATTATCCATGCTGAAAGGAACGGGAACCGTCTTTTCAGGATCCTGGTACTGTCTGGCCGGAATTATGATATTTGCAACGTAATACTTCGACAGGCCAGCGATCAAGATCTGAACATCGTCCTGGCAGATGTCAATTTCCACGTCATAGTCCCTTTCATACTTCGAAAGGTCCAACATCAATTCATCACGGAAGAATATCTTTGTGCCTTCAACATTAAAAGCGATTTTCTGACCTTCATTTTTATGGATTATATTCATTTCCTCTTACCCTCCATTTCTTTGATTGCTTCACGGCTTCTTTGTGCCGTGGCGTCAGCATATTCCCTGATCTCTTTAGAAGCGGACCTGGGATCATAGCCGAAGTCGCGAAGAATCTTCGCTTCCTGGGCCTTCCTTTCGTCAGATTTGATGATTATGTTTGCCATTTACACCATGCCCCCTTGAACGTGATATCTGATGGTGACGGACGTTGCGGTTCCGGTATATTTCACCTTGAAGCCGTTGGCCTGCTTGCCGCTGATGATTATGTCACCAACAGTTCCGCCGGACACAGAATTCACTTCAACGGTGACGTTGTAAGTGGTCCTGTTCCTTAACTTCACGATGGAAATGGTGTTGTCAGTGTTTGCCGGTGAAATAGTGGCGGATCCGGATTCGACTTCGAATTCGGCCCCAGAAAGCGCTGCCTGGCGCTGGGCCTGTGCAAGAACTGCGGCCAGGGCGTCATTTGCCAGGATACCGTGTTCCATGTTGTTGAAATTCTGTGCATTCATGGGTGTTCCCGGCTGAATAATTGTGCTGCCATCCTTCACCTGGTCTTTCCACTGCGTTGGAATGTAGGATTTTTCATTTGCCATTTACTGCTGCACCTCCTTAAACTTCATTGATCGGGAATTCATATTTGAGAAGAACACCCTGGTTGACATTTTTCAGGATGTTTTCCGTCCTGTTGCCTGCCACATTCCCGCCCACGTCAATCAGTCTGCTTTCGACGATAGTGGACGCTGTGGACACTGGATCCGTCACAGACACCATGATCACAATGCTATTCCCGACCACCTCACGGGACGTGATCACCCCGTCATACCATGTGGATCCGATCCTGTACTGCGCTTTTGCGATTTTGTCAAGCCATTCCTTTCTTCTGGCCGCCAAAAACGTCGATGTGAAGAACGCCATCTGGATTCCTCCTTTCTTTATGCTGTATTGATGGTCCCGCAGACTTCCGGGCCACATTCCGGAAATGCGGTCACATAAGCGTTAAATATCCCAGACGCTGCGACGTCCTGCTTTATCAAGCGGCCAATCGTTGCTTCTAAATACTGTGTCCCGCAGACTTCCGGGCCACATTCCGGAAATGCGGTCACATAAGCGTTAAATATCCCAGACGCTGCGACGTCCTGCTTTATCAAGCGGCCAATCGTTGCTTCTAAATACTGTGTCCCGCAGACTTCCGGACCGCTTTCCAGGAATGAATACAGGTATGACCGGATATCCGATGATACCTGCAGTTTATAAAAGATCCATACAACATAGAAAAATTCCATGTTCGCCGGTTTCACCATTTCGATGTTTTCTTGAAGTTCATTTGCAAAGTTCTGATTTGATTCGGCCGACTGAACATAGAATTTGAATGTCTGTTCGTCAATGATCAGGTCCCACAGCCCCGGACCGATGATGGTGTCCAGTTTCGTGGCCAGCCATCGCTTCGTGAAGGGAAGCTGCGCGCCGTATATGTTCAGGATCCTTTTTCTTCTGAATGCCAGCGTTTCATCAGGCTTCGGAATTATACCGATGATCTTTTCCCAGCGCTTCACCCCGTCCAGGGATAAAGTTTCAAGGAATAATTCATCGGCCGCGCGGATCGCCTTTTCGGCTGCGACATCGAATTCAGGCTGTTCCGCTTGCGCGATCAGGTTAAATTCCAGAAGTTCCTGCAGATAACGTGGCCAGTAATCAACCAGCGGTTTCATTTGTTACATCCCCCAGCACTGGTATTTCATCCGGTCCCAGGACAAGGTTTGAAGCGTTCCCATTGATCTTTGTTCCGGTGATGTCAAGCACACCAGGAATGTCAAGGGTTCGCGTTTCGATCTGGCTGATTCTCACCACTATATTGTCAGTGTCTTCCCAGGCTTTGATCAGGTCCGTGAAGTATTCCGATATAGCAGCGATTATTCCAGACTTTACTGAATCCCAGGTATAACCGGGTTGAAGGGTGATCTGGCTGGAAATGTCTATCGTCGCAGCAGTTACACCTTCGACCGTTACAACATGGCCGATCGGTGCAATTCCAAGGCCGACACCCTGGTTTCCAATGGGATCGATGGTTTCCTGAACGGTTTCGATCAGCGTTGGGGAAGGAACGCCCCAGTCACTGGTTACGATGGCCAGCCGGACAGTTCCGCCGCCATTCCATACCGGGTAAACCTTGACGCCGCCGACACCGTTGATCCCTTTGGTTTTTTCCTTGTAGTCCTGGACGTTCCCGCCGAACGCCTGGATGTTTAGACTTTCGAAATATCTTGTGCGAAGATCATCGTCGCTTTCTTCTTCCTCACCAGGAATAAGAACATCAGACAGGATCGCGGATCCAAGCCCTTCAATGAAGTCAATCGGAAGAAGGTTCCCGGAATACATGTTTCCTATTGTCCCGGCAGTTTCTGCAGCCATGTTATAGACGCCAGGTTCAATCCTGGCCGTGGCCGTATAGTTCACATCACCACCTGAAAAGCGGCTGCCGATAGGAATGTCCATCGGGTTCCCATCAGGATCCTTGAATTCGCCTTTTCGCTGTGCATAGGTTGCCGGTTGTCTTTTTATACCGCGTTCCATGGCCTTCAATGTCAAGTCGCGGCCCGTTGCAGTATCCGGGAAGGCCCTGTCCAGGATCGTCCCCAGGTTGATATACATTTCGGCCAGTTCGGCCGCTGCCGGTGCGATGGCGTCATAAATAACAGAACCTTCGCGCTTGTCCACGGTATCAGGGACACGCGCCAAACAGCGTTCCATGATATTTTCGAAAGTCATATTTTCATACATTCGCGCTTACCTCCGTTTCAATATCCACT